GCTCGAGGTCGTCGACCCGCCGCCATGCCAGGGCGCGTACGCCGGATAGGATGGATTGATCGCGGCGCTATTTTCAGGATCCACGTCGGCCTGCGTATTAAGGCCAAGGTTGATCCGCGTATTGGGCGCCATATCGAGCCGCCACTGCGGCAGCGTCAGAGGCCCGGCTCCAGTAGAGCCGCGAACCTTGGGGTGCTTTCGTATCGGCTTCAATGCACCACCACGTTCGCGCCGGCGATCTGACCGTCGGGTCCGCGTTGCAGGCCACCGAGCTGCACCGCGCGCGGCTTCTTCATCTCGGCGAGCATCGCCTGTTGCGTCTGCTCGACCTGCTGCATCACTTGGATCATCTGCTGTAGCGCCTGCTGGAGCGCCGGGATGACCTGCGTCTGCACGGCATTCACTTCCTCGACCTCGCCGACCTCGGCGTCAAACTCCGCGCCCATCGACTTCACCTTTTCCGGGTCCATTGCCTGCATCCCTTTCATCTTCACGTCATGCTTGGCCTTCGCCCGGTCTAGCTTGGAGGTCTGCTCGAACTGGAGACGCTCGTCCTGCGCCTTCTGCCTTGCGATCGCCATCTCCTGCTCGTGCTTTTGCATCTCGAGCTGGTACTCAACCTGCGCCTTCTCGCGCTCGAGCCTCAGTTCCTCGGCCGTCTTCTCGCGCTCAAGCTCCAGTTCTCTCATCTTCGCCTCGCGATCGGCCTGCACCTTCATCTCCTGCACGCGGGTTCCTGCCTTCTCTTCTTCCAGCTCCTTCTGCAGCGCCTCGATTTGCAGCTTGGCTTGAGCAACGATCGCCTGCGCCTCGGGCGAGAGCTTCCCGCCCGCGAGCGCCTCCTGCACGGGCGGCGGGAGCAGCGCCTTGAACGCCTTCGCCGCTTCCTGCGCGCCCTCGAAGTCCGAGTTCTTCACCGTCATGTAACGTAGGAGCGCGGCCGAGATAGGGTCTGCGGCGCCCTTGGCGAGCTCGACAAACGTCGCCTGCGCTTCCATCCGCTTCGTGTTGTAGGACGGGCCCACCGTGATCGACACGTCGTACTTGCCCATGCCGGGATTGAAGAGCGTGCCGCGCTGCGTCTGCTGGTAGGGAACCTGCAATTCAGGGTCGAGCGTCGCGCTCCTCACCTCGCCGTCCTCGCCCAAAATCCGTACCACGCGCTTCGTGTCGTAGTAGTGCGGGATGAGATCGACGATGATGCGGCCGGCGTGGCGGATCGAGACGCCCAAGTTCGCGCCGAAGTGATACGTCGCGGTGTCGGACTCCCTCTGCAGGGCAAGAATGGCGCGGCCTGACTGCTGCGACTCGCTCTCGCCGGTCGCGGCCTTGAACATGCCAAGCGAGGTCTGAACGTCGTGCTCGATCACCTGCATGTACTGCATGTACGCCGCTTCCATCGGCGTCGCCGGCTGGCGCTCGGGCGCCGGCAGCGCGTTGCCGTTCACGTCGATCGGGTTGTACTCGAGGTAGGCGAAGTTCTTGCGGTTCGCCGCGCGCCAGCGATCCTCCGAGCCCTCGAACTGCCCCTTCGCACCGATGAACGGCACCTTGGGCGCGAGCGCCATCTTTTCCGTGATGGTGGAGGCCCAGTAGTTGTACATGCGAAGCGAGTCCTTCGCCGGGCGCACCAAGCCCCACAGGCAGCGCTTGCCGTCGACCCATCCCTCGCGCCCGACGACCTCGACGATCGGGATGTACTTGCCGGGAAGGTCGCGCTTCTCGAGCACTTCGACCGCGGTGCATTTCGACCACTTCAACTGCTTCTTGTGGGTGATGCGCGTGTCCTGGATGCCCGGTCGCGGCCCCGCCGCCTCGGGCCAGCTCTTGTACATCTCGTCGGTGATCGTCGTGCCGTCGTCGAGAAAGTGAATCGTCTCGGTGACGCGCTTCAGGCAGTAATACTCGACCACCGTGATCGTCTCGTCCGAGTGCCACTGCCCCGCGCTCTCGGGATCCAGATCGGAGAACTCTTCCGGCGCCCACTTCGCCTTGGGATACATCTGCCTGAACTTCTCGATCGGCAGCGTCTCCACCACGAAGCCGTGCTCGGCATCCGACCCGTCCGGCATCGCGTGCTTGCCGAGGTACACCGAGAACGTGTTCGCGATGGGCTTGATGAAGATTTCCTGATCGAACGAATCGTCCGCCACGTACTCGGTGATGATGCGAAAGTAGCCCACTCCGATCTTGGCCGCGCTCTCGATCGCGGTTGCGTAGGCGATGTCGGCGTTCGACTGGTCCTCGATGTTTCGCACGATGCCCTTGAGGATGCGCGCGGTCTCGACATCGGCCTCGCTGTCCTGCGGGCGCACGTTGATGCCGGGGCGGCCCTGGCGCACATCGTTCACCACCTGAACGATGTACTGGTTGATCTTGTCAATGGTTAGACATGGGCGCGGGCCGTTCTCGATGTCGTTCTCTCGCTCTTGGCGGATCGCTTGCGGCCACTGATCAAGCGTGCAGAACTTGAGATCGTCCTTCATCTTCGCGCGCTCGGAGTCTTCCTCCTGAACGCACTCCTTGAAGTACTCCTTCACTTCCTGCAGCGTTTGTTTGTCGTCGTCCTTGTTCTTCTTCTCGCCGTAGGCCATCTTTTTATCCGCTCGAAAGCGCGGCCTCCAGTTCTCTCAAAGCGTCGATCGGCGCCTCATAGTAATAGCCGTTATACCTAGCCACCGTGAGCGCTTTCGCCGCGGGAAACTCGAAAAATTCGCCCTTAAACTGAAACTCGATCGTGTCGCGCTTGATGTTCGAGTGCCCGACGGCGAAGCCGCGGTCGAAGACACCGGCGAAGGCGTCGTTCATGCCATCCACGCCGTCTGCGGCTGATGAATGCTTAACGGCACGACGCGGTCCTCTTTGGGCTTCGCCATCGGCCACACGAGCTTCAGATCCGGCTCCTCCATGCGCGCGAGCGAGTCCATCAAATCGCGGTAGAGCCCGAACGGAAACGCCATGTACTCCTCCTCAACGAACGAGCGCACCAGATCCTTCACTTCCTTCTGCCAGTCGGTGTAGTAAAGGTTCTCAGGAAGCCAAATCTGCCCCTGCTCGAATAGCGGGATCAGGCGCTTGATGCGATCGTCCTTCGAGGTCACACCGCCCACCTCGCGGATCGTGAATCGGTAGTTCTCGTCCTCCATGCGCGACTTGATGTGCTCTATATCCGCCATCAATCCGTAACGCTCATAGCGAACCTCTTTTATCTTCAGCCCGAGTCCGCTCCATCGTCGGTGAAGGGAAAAAAGACGGTCGCTTCGCTCTTTGAGGTTGAGACGGTCACGCACCATGTCGAGTACGTATCGGTTTCGATCCACGCCGAGTCCAACCACGTGCATTCCGGTGTAATCGGAGTCTTTTTTCTTGGAACTAGCCGCGTCCACCAGGATGTAGCCATTCATGCCTCTCGGGTCGCACTTCTTGAAATGGCGCAGCCACTCGCGCTTGAAGCCCTGCGCGGTGTCGGCCTTGGGATTCAGCAAAATCTGCGCGGCGTAGGTGTACGGCCCCATGTCGCGGCGCTTCTCGAGATGCGTCTCCTCGGGCCAGTAGACGCTGTCGCCCTCTTCGGTCCCGCCGACGCGCCCCGGATGCTCGCGCGAAACCGCGGTGCCGCGATCGCGCACGGTGGCGTAAGCGTCGTGGTAGTGCCAGCGCGTACCGACGAAGCGGCGCCGGCAACCCGGCGTCACGCCCAGGTTGTAGGACTCCTCCAGCGCCTTCATCGTCTTCGCGATCATCTCGGGGCTCGTCACCGATTCGCGCACGACCACGTCGTCGTACAGAAGCACCTTGAAGTGCTTCGAGGTAGGCTGGCCGTCAACCAGCCCCCACGCCTCAACGGTGGCTTCCTTCGGGTTCGACTTGCGCTTCACGATGAGGCCATCGTCTTCCGACCACTTCGGCGCGTCCTTCAGCTCCTCGCCCCATAGCACGTCGGGAAACGCCGCGTGCAGCGCGCGGTTGCCCTCGAACTCGCGCATCACCTGGCGCAGGAACGCTTTCGCGATCGGCCGCGTGTGGCTGAAGATGCCGATCGTCACTTCGGGGTCCTTCAGGATGTCCTGCACGGTGAGCCCGAAGGTGATGATCGAGCTCTTGAAGTGCTCGCGCGCCCACAGGTCGAGATAGCCGTTCGGATTCGCCTCGACCTCGCGGCAGCGCTCGAATGCGAACTGGTTCACCATGTCGGTGCGTCCGCAAACCCGAACGAGCAAGTAGAAAAGGTCGGCCTTCACCAGCGCGCGCACCGCGAAGTTGCGGTTCGTCGCCTTCTTCTCGAAGAGATCCCAGAACGTCATCGCAGCCTTCATCGGCTGCGCGCGCAGCGCCGCGGCCTGCTCGGCGCTAAGACTGTCGCTCATGCCGCATCCAGCGGCAGGCAGTTCAACCGGAATTTCTCGAGTGAGTCGCGATCAACCCGCGTCTTCGGCGTCCAGCCGTCGTACCTGCCCATGCCTACGAGCCGGCAACCGCCATGCGCCCGCGCCCAGCGCTCGTACACGTTCACCGAGCCCTCCTCCGTGTCGACGCACACCAGGCGCACCGGGCTCAATCGGCGTCCTCTACGTGCTCGAGCCGCGGTAACTGCGCCGGCAACGATTCCACCACCTTCTCGTTCGCAAGACGCAGCAACTCGTCCACCGAGCTCAATAGCGCCGTGTCCACCCCCACCGTCACGCTCTTCTCGACCTTGATCCGCTCGCCCCACCGGCCGCTGTAATACGCCTTCGCCTGCACCTGCCTCGTCTCAACCTGCAGCTTTGCCTTCGCGACCTCGTCCTTGTCGGCCGGCACCGCGTCGGCAATATCGAGCGCCTCGTCCATCTTCACGTCCGCCCACGACTTCCTCGCCGCCTCATACCGCGCCACCAGCTCCGGCGTCGAATGCAGATAAGCATGCACGCAGGTATAGGGCTGCTTCAGCGCAAACGCCGCATTCCTCAACGTGGCCCCATCAGCAACCAGATCGAGCAGCGCCTCTACGTTGGCGGAATCCGCAATCCAACGCTCAAAGGCTTCGATCGTCGCCCTACGAGCCACTGGCCATCGCTACTGAGCCACTGCCGCTTCTTATCGTCGGCTCGGCCCGGAGTAATGCGGCGTTATCACAAACAGATCGGAGGAGGGAGGTCGACCCGGTGTGAACCCGCCGCATAGGGCCGCGCTTTTGTCACGCTACAGCGCCGTCGTCAATACAGCGACGGTATGTCACCAAAAATTTTTGCGCGCGCCAAAAAAACGCGATCAGGGAAAAACGATTCCGGGTTGGTGAGTGGGGACCCCTCGACACCCGGGGGCCTGGCGATCGCGGAAAGGATGGCACCCCCCCGGTCGAGCTCGAGCCGGCCAGCGATAAGAGATCCGCAACGCATGCCCAATAGTCATTATGTTAAATAGCAGCGCAAGTCCTTGATTGTGCTTGCGTTAGTTTTGCTCATGTGCGGATCTGGCTAAGAACTAGCCGATTGCTGCAGCGCATTCTGTGGATAAGCCTAGGTTAGTGAGCACTAACTTACGTTAGTGAGCACTCACTATATGCGCGCACACGTGAGGTATGGGAAGTGCTAGCGGCGCCCGAAATCACCCATCTGGTAATGTATCAAGCCTTATGACACTTCCCGGATCAGTATCATAAGGTCCGTGATACGTATATCTTGACACTTTAGGCCTCCTTCGCTCCGAGCCGATAGACCCGCAGATAACCCTTTTCCTTCAATTCCTCTTTCCTGATGGAGTAGTTGCCCTTGCCTAGAACCTGGTGGCACAGACTGTTCAAGGCGTAGCGATTCCCGCACAGGAATAGTCGCGATTGACCTACCTCTAGCGCTCTTAGGGCTGCGGATCGTCCGGTCGTTGACGGACTGCGGGCCGTGCGCTTTGGTGTATGCGGTATTTCCTCAATTGGTCCGATCTTGCTATTCATTGGCTGCTCCTTTTAGTTGTCAGTGAGAACTGACAGCCACGATAGCATAATGTTTCGCTATGTTGATCGCTTCCATATCGCTAGCACTTGACATATCTATTATGCATACGCTAGAGTGACGTTGTCGTAGCAGTTCGGTTCAAAGGCGCAGGAAACTGGCCGGCAAAGCCGGATAACTTGATAGGAGATCGACAAATGGCAATCATTCAACAAGCGAATTTCGGCGACATATTGATCGGAGGCGCTACTGTCGTGCTTATCAAGTATCGCGACGGTGGCTTTGCTGTAGGACGTTATCTACCGCCTGGCATCGACATAGCTCCTAGTCTTTATCGCGGCAATTCTGGCACAGAGGCAGAGGCGCGCGAGCTATTCGCCCAATGCTGCGCTTACGTTGAAAAGCTCGGCTACGCGCCCCGAAAGTAAGGTTTAATCGCACGGGCCGAACCCGGCAAGGAACGGCCCGCACTTCCCCATAGTTGGATAGGACAACTTAGGAGCAGATACATCATGACACGGAAAGAGGCCGAAAGGCTCGCAAAGCAAGCCGCCACACTCCAAGCGCTCGGATTCACGAGCGAAGAGGCCGAACAGCTCCGGCGTATCTCGATGACGCTGCAACGCTGGCATGAGCTTGAGTGCAACGCAGATGTTCAGCGCGACGAGACCACGGGCCAAGTATTCGTGGTCCATCATCACCAATACGGCCATGTGCGCGCCAACGATTCCGTTACTCGCACGCGCATTGCCGACCGTGAGAACGGAGCTAAGAAGCGCTTGGCCGCGATTCTCAAAGCGCGCAATGAGCGGCCATACGTTCAAAACACTGAGTATTACGGACTCAGACCCAATAATGAGCCGCTATCCGCCTACATCCAGACCGATCCCCGCGGCGCCGCGCTCTACATCATCCGGCCGGGCGATGTGCGCAACGGTCAGGACGTTGAATCCTGCTACACCAACGGAATTTGCGTCTACTAGGGGGCGATCATGAAACGCTACACATACACGAATCAAGCCGACGTTAGAGACGCATTCTGGAATGTGTTCTTCGTCGAAGGAAAGCCGCGCAAGTATTGGGGCAAGTCACAAAACGACCTACCCGCAGATATTCGCGTCGCATTCTGTGACTTTGTAGACATGCTCGAAAAGGACGGGCAAATCTCCGAAGCGCTCGCGCAACGGGTGACGCTATGAAAACCTTTTACTGCCTTTGCTTCACCCTGGCGCTATTCGGCACGATGGCCGATGAATGGGTGGATTTTCCCGAGCTCGACGGATGTACGACCGATACCGAGTGTGCCGAACTATGCCCGGAAGGGACTAGAGACCTACCGGCCGATCATCCTGATTATTGTGATGGAGGGCCATCGTGAAATACATCACCGTCAAAGAGGCCGCGCTAGTCTGGGCGGCCTCTGAGCCAAGGGTCCGTCAGTGGCTGCAAGCTGGCAGGATCAAAGGCGCCCGAAAGTTGGGGAGAGACTGGCTGATCCCGGCCAAGGCGCAGCGACCGGCGCCGGCAAAGCCTTGGTCTACTTCGCGTAGCATCGTCCGTGCCGCTTAGTCACGAAGCCTTTTTCGAGTAGCTCATCCAAGCGCTGCCAGGCCGAAGGAATGGTGATGTGCAGCTTGTCGGATAGGTCTTTGCCGCTCAGACCGCCGATCGAGGCTGCCTTCACCATCTCGAGGCACTCGCGCTGTTTTTCCGTAATGTCCAGATGCGGCCCGATCATGATCCACGTCTGACCGTCGCCCTTTTTCATGCTGAACTGTGTTTCGTCCCGAGTCCATAGCCGGCCTCCAGCGTGGAGGATCGCCCCGTCGGCGTGGTAGCGCATGATGTAGTAAGCGTCGCAAGCCGCGGTGAGGCCGTAGGTGCCGCTAATGTCGTCGATCGGATCTTCGCCACGCGCCTTGCGCGTATGGTGGATCACGTCGAAACACACCCCTGGATGGCGCTTTGAAAGGTCGTGCAATCCGTTGATCGCCTCATAATCGGCCATGAACGCGGGCACGCGCACGTCAGGAACGACCCGGAAGCGCGTCAGGCTATCAATCACCACGAGCCGCACTTCTGGATGCTCCCGTAGGTATCGGTCGAGGAGCGCAACGCCCGCGTCGCCGCGCGGCCATTCAAAGAATAGCTGTATGCCGGCAAGGGCCGCTTCGGGAAAGCCGGCCATCCTGAACTTGGCGCGACATAGCAGCTCGCCCTCTTCGAGCGACAGGAACGCGCAATAGACCGGGTTCGGGAACTTGGAGTCCAGGAAGTCAGCGCCGACCGCAGCCGCGGCGAGCTTCTGGCGCTCAAGCGTCGTCTTACCGAGCTTCGGGCGCCCCGCGATGATGTTCACGCCCTCGACCGCCCAGGGGTCGCACAGGCGCACCGGTTCCGGTATGTCGCGCTCGGTGAGCGCATAGGCAGATTCCCCAATGGGAACGGGAATCTCGGCCGGAGGCGTGGGCGCTTTCGCGCCGTTTGCTTTCAAAAGGCGAGCGGATCGGGCTTGAAGTCTGCGATTACCAGGTCGTTCTCGATGGCCGCGCGGGCGTGCTCGTAGTCACGCTTGAGCCGTTCGTACTTGTGCTGCAGGCGCAGGTACTCGCGCAGCAGCTCCTCGTAATCAATCGCCCACTGGTCGCTCGCGTCGCTCATGCGGGAAGCGGATGGTTAAGGCCGTCAACTCCTGTGCGCTCATGAACCCATAGCGTCCGGTCTGGATGATCTTTCTGCACAAGCCCGAGGAGAGTCATTGCCGCTTCGCGACTGTGATAGAGGCGACCAACGTCCGCCCGGTGCTTAATGATTCTGTCCGCGCGATTCGGGTCTTTCTCGGTCCACTCACGCCGCACGACGAACCCCTTGACCACCTTTTGCTTTTTCATAACCTCTCCGATGCGTGTTGGAAACTTCATTTCTTGCGCTCCTTGCACGGCACACAAAGCGAGCCAAGCCCGCGCGTAAAGGTCGTGCCGCAGCGCTCGCAGGTCATGGTGGGTATCGCCGCGCGCCGGCCGTACTTGAGCGTCGGGCGCTCGGGTGCTGGCTCCCGCGGCTCGTGATTGCGCCCGAGCGACTGGCAATCGCTCTCACTTGGCATGCTGAACTGCTTGCCGATGAACACTTCGCCCAGGTAGATCACGAACACGGCGAAGTAGGGGTTGTCATGCCGAGGGCGCTGGAGCACGGTGAAGCGTCCGACCGTGAAGCTCGAGGTGGCGGCGATCATCACGCGAGGTACGCCTTGATAGCCGCCGTTGCCTCGGCTGCGCCATGCGCGACGATGGCGAGGTATCCGGCTTTATTCAGGTATTCGCGGAACTGCTCTTGCTCGGGGCTTTGCCGGCCGCCCTGCTCGCGTTTCATCTCGATAAAGAGACCGTGATAGTGCTTCGTGATACTCGGCGCAGCCAGCATGAGATCCGGCGCCCCTGGCCGCATGCCCGCCTTCTTCAGCATCGCCGCGCCCATGTAGCCGCTCGCGAGGTAGGCACCGTTCGGGATCGAGAACAAAGCGAACACCGGCAGGCCGTAGGTGG